CTGCCGCTACTGCTGCTTCTGCTATATTTTTACCACCATTTTTTCCATATTCTGCAAATGCTTTTGTTGAATTTGCAACATCCTTCATAACTGCAGATGGTACTAAATGGTTTTGTTTTGCTAATTCTTTTGTACTTTCTGCTAAATTAGCTGCCATATCCGTTGAACCGTTGTTTAACCTTGCAAAACTTCCTAATGTTTTAGCTGCTTCATCACCAGTAATACCCATATTTAATGCCATCAAATTGGTATTAAATTGAGTACCCATTGTAATATCTTTAAGTCCACCAAATTCAGAAGATAATGATTTTGCGGTTCCACTTGCATCTTTAAAAATCAAACCAAGACCCATTGCTGATGCTTGTGCACCTCCTATGTACCCACCCCAATCTCTCACATTTGCTCCTATATAATCTGCTGCTTTACCCGCTCCCATTAAAGTAACTCCCAATGCACCTGCAGGTCCCGATGTAAGAATTGAAAATGTACCTAAAATTCCACTAATAGTTTTTTTAACAGTATTAAGTGTATCTACTTGTGCTTGCAATTGTTCTTTAACTTCTTCGGATAAACTAGCATATTTATTTGCTAATTTGTTTGATTCAGTTAAATATTTTACTTGAGTTTCATATCCTTTACCTCTTTTATCCAAAGATGCCAATTGTTTATCAAATTCCATTTGCAAAGCCTGAGCTTGAATAACATCTTCTTTTGAAAGTTGTGCCAGTTGAGCATTTATAGATGCCATTGATTCAAACGCTTGAATATTGGCTTTATGTTGAGTACCACTATCTCTTAAAGCGGTTACTCTTTTCTTTTCATATTCTTGAATAGGAGCATATAAAGAACCTATTGACTTCATTCCTTTTTCTTGCTCACTAATAGAATCAATTATTATTTTTTGATTTTCTCTTTGAGCTTGATTTAATTTAAATAATTGATTTACTCTATCTTTTTCTAATCTTTTTAATCTTTCTAAATTATTTATTTCATCTTTAGTAATAGCAGCACCTTTAGCCTCCAATTCATTTAATTGTTGCTGTATATCTTTAATATCTGCCTTTAATTCTGCTTTACCCTTAGCCATTTATGTTATTTAGATAATTTTTTCAGCATTTGTTTCAATTCCTCTGCTTCTTTATTTAATTTTTTCATTTTAGCTATTACAGGTGCATCAACTTTTCTTTCTTCTGCTTTTGATAAAAATGAATTTATTGTATTATTTTTTAATCCATCAAAAAATGCATCACTAAATTGTTTTGCTGCTCCAAATAAACCTTCTTCAATTTGCTGTTTCTTATTTGACATAGTTAGTTAATTATAGTAATAAATATTCCATAATAAAAAAGTGAGGATTAACGCATCCTCACTTTCGGTGTTTTATTTTGTTTTTGAGCTTTTTTCATCTCTTCAGCTTCTTGCTTTTTAAATTCTAATAATTTATTAAAATAGAATTTTCTTAAATAGGTTGGCATGTGATAAACATCTGCCCAAGTAAATCCATTACCAAATTGAAGCATTTCCCAAATTTGGTTATGAAGTTGAGTCCTATAATCAGTTGGAAGGGTAAAAAAAGTTAATACCAAATGGTATATCAAGTGCCTCCGTATCACCTGTTATATCTGATGTAAATTCAAATTTCAAATCCAAATCAGGTGAAATTTCCTTTACATAGTTTCTAAATGCTTTTGTATCTTTTGCTAAGAATGAATTTTGTACCCATCTATTAACAAATCCTCTATCAGAATTTCCATCAACTGAAATAACCATATATCTTAAACGAGTTGTCACATCAAATGCTGTTCCACTGTTTTTGTTATATTTTTCTAATGCTTGAATTTCTTTATTGATTTCTACTTCATCAAAATGAGTCAATAATCTAAATTCAATTTCTTTTCCGTTTGAAGGTAATACAAATTTGTAAACATTTTTTGAATTTAAAACAGAAGTATCAACATCTTTTGTTTGTACTTTAGATAAATCAATTACTACATCTTGCTTTTCCAATGTAAAAGGGTCACTTATTTCAACTCTATAATCAGCACCATATCCTAAAATACGAGTTGCTAAAAGAATAGCATTTTTATCACCAATGTAAATATCATTTGTATTTACACCAGGTTCTACAACAACTGATTCAAATAATTTGTCTAACACTATACCTTTTTTAATAAGATTTTGTGATGCAAGTATATCTTCCTCTTTTGCTGTCATATATTTGATTTCACAAGTTCCTTTTCTTAATGGATGACCTTCAGGATAAACTAAACCTTGAGAAGGTAATTCAATGATTTCAGTTGGAAAATCAAATTTTGGTTGTTGCGGTGCACTTTGTTGAGGTGCTTGGTTAATTTGTACCATATCTGCCATAACTATAATTGTTTTTGTATATATAAATATATCTTTTTTAAAAAATTAGAAAGCATAAAAAAGGGGATATTTTATTATCCCCTTTAATTTTATTATATTTTGATTAGAATTCTAAGATTGCGTAATCATAAGTTAAAGTTAATTCAATAGTTGCTGGTTCGTTTGCGTTTGAGAATGCTACCTCACCAAAGTTAGCTTGAGAAATAAATGCTCCTTTTAACTTCCATTGTTCTACTTTATCACCTACTGGTCCTAACATGTAGAAATCTATATCTTTTTTGTAAAAATCAGCGTATCCATCTCTACCTGTTATAGATTCGTGTCCTAATCTAACCCAATCCATTACGGCTTGTGCTCCAGAAGGAACGATAGGGTCATAAAGAGTGATTGTCAAATCTTGCCACTCACCTTTACCTTTCAACTTTCTATACACGTTGATGTGGTCTAATTTAACAGTCTCAAAGTTAATTTGAGGTCTGTTTGCTGCTTGAATTAAGTAAGATTGAATACCATCAATTTCCATGATGTATCTGTTCTTCATCTTAGGTTCAAAGTTCGTATAGAACATCTTGTCAAATTCTAATATATCTGCCATTTTCTTATCCTTTATTTTATATTAATAAATATCTACTTTTTATTTTTCTATATTAAGCGTTAAAACTTGCTCCAGTTGGTAAGATGTTGAAATCAATTACTATGAATTCAGCTGTCTTAGCAGGTTGTAAGTAAATTGCTCCGGCTAATATATTTCTATCAATTACATCTGGAGTATTGTTAGTTTCGTCCATCACTACTTTGAATGAATACAAACCTTGTCTTTGTTGTACTGCCTCTAAGTAAGGATTAACAGTGTTTAAGAATCTTAATCTAGTTGTAGAAGTATTTTGTTCGAATACTAAATAACGAGATGTAGATGCTATAAACTTCTTCAAGTTGATTAACAATCTTCTTACATTGATTCTATCCAATGCAGATGCTTTATCTTGTAAAGTCTTTTGTCCAAATGCTACAATACCTTGTCCAGGGAATGCTGCAATTGGGTTTACTTTGTTTTCGTATAATGTATCTCTTTCAGCGTGAGTTAATCTATTTAATACACTAACTGCTCCAGTGATACCACCTCTATTCAAACCTGCTGGTGCGAACCATTCAGCTGCTAATCTATCGTTAGCTGCGTAAACTGCTGGTAATAAAGTTGATGGTGGAACTGCTGTTAATTTGTTAGTATTGCTGTCCACAGTTTTAACCCAAGGGTAGTAAGTACCTACATAGTTTGAATCTACTTCATTTGCTTGCTCAGTTACATCAGTAATTGAATCAGATACTCCTGCAAAATCAGCAATATAGAAAGCATCTTGTCTAGCTTCAACCATATCAATTACTGCAGTTGTTACTGCTGGGTGTAAACTTCTAATAACACCTGGAGTTACTACCATATTGATATCCCACTCATCTGCGTTAGAAATTGCTGCAATTGCTTTGTTATATGCAATTGAACCACTTGCTGTTGATTTTGAAAGGTCAAAACCTTGAGTGTTTGAATCAGTTATGTTTGAACCTAAGTAAATTGGAGTGATTGGGTTAGTACCATCAAATCCACCTTGAAATGCCAAAGTAAATTGTCTTTTAACCATATCAGCTGTTGCTGAACCTGTCATTTGGTAAGTTAAACCTAAATCTGCACTATCAAATCCAAAAGAAATGTTTGCTCCAACTTCAGCTGCGTTTGGTAATGGTGCTAAATAGTTTTCGTTATCCATATATACACCTGCAGTTTCAAAATCAAATCCACTATAATAGATTGGGTTTGAAGTGCCGTTTCCTAAAGAACCTGTTGAGAATACAACAGTTGGTACACTTGATGCGTATGTTCCAGCTTTGATTGGGTTCATATATGCTTCATGTCCAAATGGTGCTGCTGAGATTGGGAATGAACCTGGTTCAGCTACAATCACTCTAACATATTTAGATTGATTTACATAATCACCAGTTTCAGTTATTTTACCATCAGAATCAATCATTACATTTCTGTCACCGATTCTTCTAGCTATATAGTTTGGAGAAGCAGGGTCTAAGTTTACATTATTATATGTTTCTAATACACTCTTTCTCTTATCAGTATCATTTCCTTTACGGATTGTTACAGTAAATACAGAATAATCAGTTGCTCCATCTTCACCTGCTGCTTTAACATTAGAGATAGATACTTTGTACTCAGTATTATATGTAGTACCATCACCCAAAGTTTCAAATTGGAATAAATCATATCTTTCTCCATTGATTAATTGAGATTGAACCATTGGAGTCATAGCTGGTTGTGCATCCATTCCAAAATCTTGCAATGGAAGAATGTGTGAATTTACATCTACACCACCTTCTTGTAATAATAAAGATGCTGAATTAGCGAAGAATTTATATGCATATGCATTATACTTACTTCCGTTCACATCACTACCAAATACTGCTGTAATTTTATTTGCAGATGTGTTATCAAGTGATGCAGAAATACCAGTAGTTCCGTTAAATTCAGTTCCTTTAATTACAAAAGAACCTTGATTTACCGAATCACTTAATATAGTTGCTGTTGAAGTTACATATTGGTAGTTCTTACCTTTTGTATTTGAATACAAAACTCCTACAAGTTTTGTTTCATTTCCTTCCAAGAAAAGACCAACAGGTCCTGCTTGTTTATATCCACCAACACCACCAACTCTTACGATGGTTGCTGTGCCAGCTTCTCTTAAATAATTTTGTACTGCGTATTCAGTATAATAAGTTCCATCAGGAGTTCCGAAAATATTTTCGAAATCTGATTGGGTGTTTACAATTGTAGGAACAAATGCAGGTCCTTTCTTAAAAGGTCCTATAAATGCTGCTCCGATTTGTCCAATTCCAGTTGAAAGGAATGATAAATCGTTTTCTCTAGTAAATACACCTGGTGATACAATTCTTTCTGCCATGTTATTCCTTGATTCTTTGTTTAAGTAATTTATTTTGACATGTTGTCAAAAATACAAGTATAAATATAAAGAAAATGTTCAAAACACAATTTTGTTTTCACAAATTATGCTTTGAACATTTATTATTGTTAAATTATCTTATTATTATAGATTCGAAGGGATTGGAGTTTGGTTTAAACCACCTTCACCATTCAATGCTGCTAAATCAGCTGCCGATGGAGTAACCGAACCAGTTGACCAAGGTAAATCCAGATTAAGAACTTCTTTATGTTCAAATTTACTCTTACTAACTTCAGCCTCAATCACACCACTAATATGGTCCCAATATCCATGAGAACCAGTTACTACTGCTTTAACCCAACCAATTACGTGTTGTTCTTCTAAATCTTCATATGCTATGAAGTTATCATAATCAACTTGTGATAAAGTAAAAGGAGTAGCTCCACTAAAAGTTCCTTCGTTACCATCACTATCAGTTGCAGTTAATTTCCAATGAGTTCCAATGATTACACCATTTACACTATCGGTGTTTTGTTTTTTAAGACCTGTTATTTGCCAATTATATGTGTATGCCATATTTGTTTAATTTTATATAAATATTATAGATTTTGATTTTGCAGATGTTCAACAACAGTAAACCCAAAATAATCACACATAGCATCTGCTAAATGTGTATTACTTACTGTCCATGCATTTAATACATTTTTTGGTGCATCCCACGAACCAACTGCTATTATATTATCAGGAATTGCATCTGATTCTCTTTGTGGATTTCTATATCTAAGTTCGTATCTAACATGACATGTATCAGGACCTAAATCGTAACTCATAA